GAAATAAATGCGGATTTATATGCTCAAGAAACAGCGGCTAAAAAAGCTCACAAAGAAGAATCTCCAGTAAATTTTAACATTAAAAAAGCAGAGAGACAAGCTAAAAGAGCCGCGAGAAAAGCTAAAAGAAAAGCTAGAAAATTAGGAGCTTATAAACCTCCTTACGCTCCATTTAATCCAACATCAGGGGATGATGGCGCTGGTGGAACAGAATACGATAATTAATAATAAAACAAACTAGTTATGAATCATAAAAAATATGATCCAGCAATGGAAAGATTAAAGCCAGGAACTAAAGTTGGTATAGTTGGGGAATCTCATATATGGGATGGTCCTCTAGATCAAGTTGGAAGACCTCATGGAAGTGGGTCAAGTTCTGGAATAACAGGAATGGAAGTACTGAAAGCACCAGTATCTTACAAAGGAATGCCTATCACTGAATGTGCCAAAGTATATAATAAATAAATCATGGGATACACACAATACGGTAGTCCATTTCTTCAATCTGGAAAAGGCTGTGCAAAATCTGAAGGCGGTTCAGGTTGTGTAGTAAAAAGAGGAAATGAATGGATTATATTAAATAATAAAAAAGGTGGTGTTTGGAAAAGTGGTTTTGCGTCTGAAAAAGCTGCAAATGATCAACTTAAAGCGTACCACGCAAATAGCTAGAAATTATGAGCTCTCCATTCCAAAAAAAATTTATGGGTAAAAGCCCATTAAGAGATTCTAAAACTGGAGTTGAAAACACTTATGATAAAGAAATGCATAAGGTAGCTTCTGTAACAGATGATGATGCTTTAGATATAACTGGAAAATATGATTCAGAGTATGATAAAAGGACTGATAAAGAATATATAGATCCTGACACTAATAAACCACCGGTTCAAATGAAATCACCTTTACATGGTTATGTAGAAGCTAGTGATATGGTAGATCCTAGTCCTCCTACAGCACATATGTGGAATAAAGTTTTTGATTCTTTTACACAAGCTTATAAAGATGTAGTTACACCTAAAGATCCATGCGAGGGCTTAACTGGTGATAGTTTAGCTAAGTGTAGAAATAAACAGTATGAAACTAAATCAGCGGGAACTGGAGAAAATACTTCTACACCAAAACAAGAAGCACCTAAAGATACAAGTGCATATGCTAATCTTCCAGATGACTATGATAGTGAAATTCATAAAGCTGGATTTGATAAAGATAATAAAAGAGTATTAAAAGATTCAGAAGGTAACACATACGCAAAATACGATGCTACCTCAAACCAATGGGTACACGTTGATAGTGTTCAAGATTTTGGTTAATAAATAAATAAATAAAATGGGACATAAAGGACATTGGGGTGAATATACTGGTAACACAAAATGGTCAAGAGACCACGCCCACACAAAAGTTACTAAAGAAAATTATAAAGCATCTGAAAGAGATGATGCTGCACATATTGATTATCTTAAAAGAGATGTACTATATGATGATCATCATGGTCATAGTGATGAAAAAATGACAGCTGATGAAAAACATATATCAAAATTAGCAGGAGATATGAAATATGACAAAGAACATCATGGTTCAGCGGCTAAGATGGTTTCTCCGCTTAATGAAACTCCATGTATGCAATTACCAGAAGGTAGTAAAAAGAGAAAAGAATGTATGGAAAAAAGAATGAAAAACTATAAAGCTAAACAAAAAGGAAAAAATCAATAACAACTAATAATTAAAACATGGGATACAATAAAGAAGAAGATTCACCAGTAACAAACTTAAATAAAGGATATGGTCATGAATCAGTAAAAACAGAAAGACATAATTTATTAACCGATAATCCAGTAGCAAAAGATGCTAGTGGAGAAAGAGGTGGATCATGGATGTCAAAACATGCTAGTCAATCGAGAATGGGAAGCCCATTACACGAGAAGATTACGATGACAAAGAAAAAAACTAAAATGCCTCCTCAACCTGCACCGCCTGCAACGCCTCCATACGGAACTGTTACTGGATCAGGTGATACAAATGAATTAGGTAAACCGGAATTCGATAACTAATAACAGTACGAGAACTGTTTAAAACTCGAGTCAAACAAAACCATTAACAACAACAAAAACAAAACAAAATGGCAAGATTTATTAAATTTAAAATTACAGCAACTGATATTGCTAATGCACCTGCAGCTGTACTTATTCCTTTAGATGATATAACAGGAGTAGTTGTACAAGCTAATAATGTGTTAGATATCCACTGTCTTGGTGCTCACGCAGCAACTCAATTATGGAAAGTCACTCCTTCAACTGACCCAGCTGGCGCGGCAGCTCCAACTATTACGTCTGGAGATTCAGTATATGATGCACTTATATCAGCTATGTCAGCTAATCCAGGTGGCGTTGTTTCAACTGTTCAACTAGGTAAAGATCAAGCAGGAACTCCAGCTCAAATGTATTGGAGATCTGTAGCGTTTACTGCGTAACAATTGATTCATGAAACCAAGAGGACTTGGCGATAGAATTGAAAATATTACAAAAGCAACGGGCATCAAAAAAGCTGTTGATATTATATCAGAAGCAACTGGTGTCCCTTGCGGATGTAATAAAAGAAAGACTATCTTAAATAAAATGTTTCCTTCAAAAAATTAAAATATGGCTTTTAAATTAGGAGATCCACCGTATTCTACGGATAATATACCTGTCTATCATGTTCCTATGGAAGACGGAGTAGCTGGTAAAGCTAACAACAATGGAACTATCATTGTAAATAAAGATATGGATCCCAGCCAAATAGACAATATTGTAGCACATGAAAAAATTCATATAGAGCAAATGAAACGTGGGGATTTAGATTATGACGATGATTGCGTTTATTGGAAAGGAAAATGTTATCCAAGATCTAAAATGAATGAAGGTGCTAAAAATCTTCCGTGGGAAGCGGAAGCGTATAATAGAACACAAAACGCATGAGTAAAAAGAAATTCAAAGATACAACTGTTGGTCAACTATTGTTTGGTGCGGCATCTGTTATTAATCCTACTTTAGGAAATGTATTGCAAGGTGTAACCTCACCAAAAGAAGCAATAGCAGAAATAACAAAATCTGATGCGCCTCAAGAAGATAAAATTAAACTTCAACAATTAATATATGACCAACAAAATAAAGAACTAGAAGCTATCACATCAAGATGGCAAGCAGATTCCATGTCAGATTCTTGGATGTCTAAAAATGTACGCCCGTTAGTATTAGTGTGGTGTATAGTTATATTTTCATTAGCTGGGATTTTAGACAGTATAGAAACACTACCATTTCATATAAATGAATTATGGAATGATACTTTCGAGAAAATAATGATGTCGGTCGTCTTAGCCTATTTCGGCGGACGTACGACTGAAAAGGCATCTAGTATTTTTAAAAAATAATAATTAACAAATAAAAACAAATTAAAATGGGATATTTTGGAAAAGCCTTAGCAATCACTCCAATAGCACCAGCAGCAATTGATGGAATTCCTGCATGGGAATTTATGAATCAAACTGGAAGTCTTGGTACATATTTAGCAGGTTCTGCTATTTACGTTGGTGACAGTACTGGCGCTCAAACAGCAGTTGTGATTGTAGCCGGAACACTAGGTGCTCAAAACACTGTGGTTGGACTAACTATTTCTGCTGGAGGCACAGGTTACACTGGGGGTACAGGAGTAAGTACTTCTGGAGGAAGTGGAAGCGGTTTAACAGTTAACACGACTGACACAGGTGGTGTAATCACTGGTGCAGTTATTAATGCTGCAGGAACTGGTTATAAAGTAGGAGACATTGTTACTGTTGCTGGAACTGGTGATGCTACATTAACAATAGACGATGTAAGAAGTTTATTACCAGTAGCTGGTGACGCAATAACATTCGATGATGTACAACCTGGAACCGTACTACCTGTATACGTAGATTACGTATTAAACACTAGTAGCGCGGGCGGTTTTATAGCAATGAGAAATGAAACGTAAATTAATTTTTTACGTGTAATTATATAAATAGAATATTAATTAAATTAAATCAAAAATTATGGAAGAAAAAGAAACACAAGTAAATAAAATCACTGAAGATCAATTAAAATCTGTAACTTCAAAACAAGGAATGATAACTGAAATGTTATCTCGTGTAGGGTTTGCAGAGGTTCAAAAAATGACACTAGCAAGAGAGCTTGATACTTTATATAAAGATATGGAAGAAATCAAGAAAGAACTAGAGAAAGAATATGGACCAGTAAATATAGATCTTAAAACAGGAGAGTACACCAAGATAGAGAAAGAAGAAGAGAAAGAAGGTGGAAAATAATATTAGAAAGATCAGTATTGGATCTGATTATAAAAATGACGCTATGCACTATGCTATTGGGCAACAAGTGTATGGCGGTCATATAATTTCTCATATTTTATTTGAAGAATCTGATAACTCTTATAATATTTATATTAAAAAAGATACTGAAGTATTACCTTGGAAAAAGTTTAACTCTAATATGGCTATTTCTGTAGAATATGACTTAGAATATTAATGAGAAGCTTATATGATTTTATTATTACCCCAGTGGGTGATAAATATAATAATGAAATTCAAATAGGTGATAAAAAAATAGTAGTAAATACTAAAATAGAATCCTGGAAATTCGTTAATAGAATCGCAAAAGTAGTTAAAACACCTTTAGCTTTTAAAACTAAAATCAAAAAAGGTGATTTAATTGTAGTGCATCAAAATGTTTTTAGAACTTTTTACGATATGCGTGGTGAAAAGAAAAAAAGTAGATCATGGTTTAAAGATGATTTATATTTTTGCTCATTAGATCAGTTATATTTATATAAAAATAATACTGGTTGGCATAGTTTTGGGGATAGATGTTTTATCCAACCAATAAAAGATAATAGTTCTATAACGTTAAATAAAGAACGTAGTTTAATAGGTATATTAAAATATGGTAATAGTTCTTTAGAAGCTATTAAAATCAACGAGGGAGACTTAGTTGGATATACTCCAAACAGTGAATGGGAGTTTTTAATAGAAAAAGAACGTTTATATTGTATGAAATCAAATGATATTGTTATAAAATATGAGTACGAAGGAAACGAAGAAAAATATAATCCAAGCTGGGCAAGTAGCAGTTAAAGAGTTAATTAAAGTTGCTAAAGAACCCATTATAGATTATGGACCAGATATTTCCGCAGATAGATTAAAAAATGCTGCAGCTACTAAAAAATTAGCAATATTTGATGCTTTTGAAATCTTAAATAGATTAGAAGAAGAAAAAAATATGTTAGAAGATAAACCTAAAGAAGCTAAGAAAGAAAAAACTTTTAAAGGTTTTGCAGAAGGGAGGTCTAAATAATGTACAAACAAGATTTATATAGAATATTACCTAATTATGTTAAACCTAAAGTTCTTAAAAGAAATAATAGGTATAAAAAATGGGAGTATGGTTATAATGAGGAACATGATTTTATAGTAATTAGTAAATCAGGAATGATTGGTGATGTCTATGAAATACAAGGTTTAAAAATAGCACTTCCAAATACACCTAAAGATATTTATAGATTTAAAAATGATAAATGGAGTAAGGTTGAATATCCTAAAGTTTTAAGTAAAATAAAAACTGTTTTTCATTGGAGAGAATATCCAGAAGATTTTAAAGAAAAATGGTATGGATATATTGATAGTGAATTTAAAAAACGTGAAGAAGGTTTTTGGTTTTATAACAAAGGGATTCCTACTTATTTAACTGGAACACATTACATGTATTTACAATGGAGTAAGATTGACGTGGGACCTCCAGATTTTAGAGAAGCTAATAGATTGTTTTTTATTTTTTGGGAAGCATGTAAAGCAGATGATAGATGTTACGGCATGTGTTATCTTAAAAATCGTAGATCTGGTTTTTCATTTATGGCTTCAGGAGAAGTTGTTAATTTAGCAAGTATATCAAGTGATTCAAGATATGGAATATTATCTAAAACTGGACCAGATGCAAAAAAGATGTTTACTGATAAGGTTGTTCCTATTTCAGTTAACTATCCTTTCTTTTTTAAGCCCATCCAAGATGGTATGGATCGACCTAAAACAGAATTAGCATATAGAGTACCAGCTTCTAAATTTACTAGAAAAAGTATTGAATCTGGAAGTGAAGTTGTAGACTTAGAAGGTCTTGATACTACTATTGATTGGAAGAATACTGGAGATAATAGTTATGATGGTGAAAAATTAAAACTGTTAGTACACGATGAAAGTGGTAAATGGGAAAGACCTAATAATATATTAAACAACTGGAGGGTTACAAAAACAACTTTAAGACTTGGTAGTAGAATTATAGGTAAATGCATGATGGGTTCTACTTCTAATGCTTTAGATAAAGGAGGTAGAAATTTTAAAAAACTATATGATGACTCAGATGTTACAAAAAGAAACGCCAATGGACAGACTCGCTCAGGACTCTATTCTTTGTTCATACCTATGGAATGGAACTACGAAGGATACATTGATTCTTATGGCATACCTGTATTCGAAACCCCAACACGGATCGTTGAAGGTCCACATGGGACAAAAATTAGACTTGGAGTAATAGAGTATTGGGATAATGAAGTTGAAGGTTTAAAAGAAGATCAAGATGGTTTAAATGAATTTTATAGACAATTCCCTAGAACCACTAAACACGCTTTTAGAGATGAATCTAAAGAATCTTTATTTAATTTAACAAAGATCTATCAACAAATAGATTACAACGAAGATATTAGAAGCTCTATAAATGTAACGAAAGGAAGTTTTCAATGGGAAAACGGAGAGCAAGACAGTAGAGTAATATTTATACCTAACCCACAAGGAAGATTTTTAGTGACTTGGGTTCCAGAAGTTAGTTTACAAAATAGAAGATATATTAAAAATGGAATTAATTATCCTGGTAATGAACATATGGGTGCGTTTGGATGTGACCCTTATGATATATCAGGAACAGTAGATCGAAGAGGATCTAACGGATCTTTACATGGATTAACTAAGTTTTCTATGGAAAGTCATCCACCAAATCATTTTTTCTTAGAATATATAGCAAGACCTCAAACTGCTGAGATATTCTTTGAAGATGTTTTAATGGCATGTGTATTTTATGGAATGCCAATACTTGCAGAGAATAACAAACCTAGACTACTTTATTATTTTAAACGTAGAGGTTATAGAGGTTTTGCAATGAACAGACCAGATAAAAGAAGAAATAAATTATCTGTAACAGAAAGAGAAATAGGTGGAATACCTAACTCAAGCGAAGATATTAAACAAGCACATGCTTCAGCTATTGAAACATATATAGAACATTTTGTTGGATTAAAGGAAACAGGATATGGTGATATGTATTTTCAAAGAACATTAGAAGATTGGGCAAGATTCAATATAAATAATAGAACAACACATGATGCTTCTATTAGTTCTGGATTAGCTTTAATGGCTTGTAACAAACATAGATATGCACCTAATACAGTACGTGAATTAGAACCTGTAGATTTAGGTATAAAAAAATACGACAATAAAGGATATACATCAAAAATTATAAGTTAAATGAATATATATAGTAATACTAATAGCCCTTTTCCTAGTCAAGTAGTGAGTGATGCTGAGAAAGCTACTTGGGAATATGGTGGTCAAGTCGCTCAAGCAATAGAGCAAGAGTGGTTTCGAGTAGGAAGAGCTAATGGTAATAGATATTTGACTAATTGGAATAATTATCACCAATTAAGATTATATGCTAGAGGTGAACAATCAGTACAAAAATATAAAGATGAATTAGCTATAAACGGTGATTTATCATATCTTAATTTAGATTGGAAACCAGTTCCTATATTATCAAAATTTGTGGATATAGTAGTTAATGGTATATCTCAAAAAACTTATGATATAAAAGCATATGCTCAAGACCCTGAATCTATTAAGAAAAGAACACAGTACGCTTCTAAGATTTATGAAGACATGTTATCTAAAGAATATCTAGAAATGATAAAAGAAACTTTAGGTATTGATTTGTATCAAACTCCAGATCTTGAGCTTATTCCTGAGACTAGAGACGAGTTAGAACTTCATATGCAGTTGAACTATAAACAATCAGTAGAAATAGCAGAAGAAGAAGCTATTTCTAGCGTATTAGCTCAAAACAAATATGATTTAATAAGACGTAGGTTAAATATGGATCTAACAGTTTGTGGTATTGCAGCTGCTAAAACAAGTTTTAATACTGCTAATGGAGTGACAGTTGACTACGTAGATCCAGCTTACATGATATATTCTTATACAGAAGATCCAAATTTTGAAGATATATATTATGTAGGGGAATTAAAAGCTATTACAATACCTGAACTTAAAAAAGAATTTCCTAATATATCCCAAGAAGAATTAAAGAAAATACAAGAAATGCCGGGTAATAGATCTTATGTTACAGGATGGGGTGATTATGATGAAAATACAGTACAAGTTTTATACTTTGATTATAAAACATATCATAACCAAGTATTTAAAATAAAACAAACTGATCAAGGTTTGATGAAAGCTATTGAAAAACCTGATACCTTTAATCCACCTGAAAATGATAATTTTGAAAGAGTATCTAGATCAATAGAGGTTTTATATAGTGGAGCTAAAGTATTAGGCACAGATACAATGTTAAAATGGGGTTTAGCTGAAAATATGTCTAGACCAATGGCTGATACTACTAAGGTTAGAATGAATTACGCGATTTGTGCACCTAGAATATATAAAGGTAGAATAGAATCTATTGTTAGTAAATGTATAGGGTTTGCTGATATGATTCAATTAACTCATTTAAAACTCCAACAAGTAATTTCTAGATTAGTTCCAGATGGTGTTTATTTAGATATGGATGGGCTTGCGGAAGTAGACCTTGGTAATGGTACTAATTATAATGCAGCTGAAGCATTAAACATGTATTTCCAAACTGGTTCGATAGTTGGTAGATCATTGACCCAAGAGGGTGATATGAATCCTGGTAAAGTTCCTATTCAAGAATTAAATTCTTCAGCAGGTGGAGCTAAAATACAAAGCTTAATTCAAACATATCAATATTATCTACAAATGATAAGAGATGTGACCGGATTAAACGAAGCAAGAGATGGAACCACGCCTGATAGAAATACTTTAGTTGGATTACAAAAAATAGCAGCTAACGCTTCTAATACAGCAACTAGACACATTGTACAATCTAGTTTATATATAACTTTACAGTTAGCAGAAAATATAGGATTAAAAATAGCAGACGCATTAGAATTTCCATTAACAAAATCTGCTTTACAAAATTCTATATCTACATTTAATATTAAAACATTAGAAGAGATAGTTAATCTTAATCTTCATGATTTTGGTATATTCTTAGAACTAGAACCAGACGAAGAAGAACAAGCTAAATTAGAAGAAAATATACAAGTAGCTTTACAGTCACAAGGTATAGATTTAGAAGACGCTATTGATTTAAGACAAATTAAAAATCTTAAATTAGCTAATCAAATGCTTAAAGTTAAGCGTAAATCTAAAATGCTTCAGGATCAAGAGATGCAACAAGCTAATATACAAGCTCAAGCTCAAGCTCAAGCTGAAACTGCTGAAAAAACAGCTATGTCAGAAGTACAGAAGCAACAAGCGATTAGTGGTGCTAATGTAGAATATGAAAAAGCTAAGAGTGAGTTTGAAAAAGATCGCATGCAATTACAGGCTCAGTTAGATCAACAAAAAATAGCTCTTGAACATCAAAACGCGATGGAATTAGAGGGAGCTAAAACACAAGCAAAATCACAAAAAGAAGCGGAAATAGAAGACCGTAAAGATAAAAGAATAAAAATGGAGGGTACTCAACAAAGCAAAATGATTGAGCAACGCCAAACAGATAGTCCAGCTATTGATTTTGAACAAAACGCAGGATTAAACATGGAACCTTTCATGTAGTTTTAATTTTTAATTATATTATATTATGTCAGAAACAAAAACAACTTCTCAAGAAGAAGTAAAACAAGAGGGTGACTTTAAATTAAAGTCTAAACCTAAAAAACCAAAACAATTGGTTAAAGAAGAAAAAGTAAAAAAAGTAAAAATAAATCCTAGAGAACCTTTAATAGAACTCGAAGATAATATTACTAAAGTAGAAATAAAAACAGAAGAAGATGCCATTCCAATCGGAGAAACAGAGAAAGTATCTGTGGGAGAATCATCCGGAGATAGCCCAGAGATGGGAGAACCTGTACAAGAGTCCAACAAGACTACTGAAGGGTTTTCTCCAATCACCGAAGTCACAGAAGAAGAAGTAAAAACATCTACAGAACCTAAAAACTTAGTTGTAGATGAAGTGTCTGAATCTATGCCAAAAATAGATTTACCAGAAAATATAGAGAAACTTGTGGACTTCATGAAAGAAACTGGTGGTACTATAGAAGATTATACTAGATTAAACGCAGATTATTCTAATATAAATGAAGAGGCACTGTTAAAAGAATATTATAAAAAATCTAAACCACATCTTAATGATGAGGAAATAGGTTTTGTAATGGAAGAAAATTTTCATTATGATAGAGAAGTTGACGAAGAGCGAGACGTCAAGAAAAAGAAACTCGCTAAAAAAGAAGCGATTGCAGAAGCTAAAAGCTATTTGGAGGACTTGAAACAAAAATATTACGACGAGATCAAGTTGAGACCGGGTGTTACTCAAGAACAACAAAAAGCTACGGAATTCTTTAATCGCTATAATGAGCAACAAGCAAACGCTGAGCAACTACACGAAAACTTTAAACAAAAAACTAAAGAGTTATTCAATAACGATTTCAAAGGTTTTGATATCAATGTGGGGGATAAAAAATATAAGTATAATGTTCAAAATCGTGATACAGTTGCCGAGAATCAATCAAACATTAGCAATCTAATCGGGAAGTTCCTAGATGCAGAAGGCAATATAACAGACCCGATTGGTTATCACAAAGCAATGTATGCTGCTGATAATGTAGATCAAATCGCTAGTCATTTTTATGAACAAGGCAGGGCGGATGCTGTAAAAGATGTAGTAAAAACATCTAAAAATCTTTCTGATGTGAAAGCAAGAGAAGGAAATACAGGTGAAGTTTTTGTCGGAGGTTTCAAAGTAAAATCTATTAGTGGTCAAGATTCTACAAAATTGAGAATTAAAAAACGAAAATTTAACAATTAAAATTAACAAATTATGAGTTTAACTCCACAATTTGGAAGTATTGTTCCTTCGCAAGTTCAGCAAACATTAGCTTCAAACTATTTAACGTTTGATGCTGGTGGGGAAACATTTGCGCAACAATATTTACCAGAAATTTACGAGCAAGAAGTAGAGCGTTATGGAAACAGAACGTTATCTGGCTTCTTAAGAATGGTCGGTGCAGAAATGCCTATGACCTCAGATCAAGTAATCTGGTCTGAACAAAACAGATTACACATCGCATATGACGATTGTAGTGTGGCTGCAGCAGGTGCTAACAACGCATCAGTAGTTACTATTGGCGGTGGCGCAACAGCTACTAACGTTATATCAATTAATGATACTGTAGTTCTTCTAGACCCAGCAACGGGTGCAGAAGCTAAAGGTATTGTAACTAACAGAGCTGCTGGTGTAGGTGGTGTTGGAACCGCTACGGTTCAACCATTCGCTGCAACTACTTTTGCTGTACAAGGAATCACGATTGCAAGTGCAACAATTAAGATGTTTGTTTATGGTTCTGCTTATGTAAAAGGATCATCTATGACAGGTGGTACTCTTGCTAACGGGAGTGTAGATAGAATCTCAGTTGAGCCTTCATTTACACAGTATGCTAACTCACCAGTTATTATTAGAAACCAATACGTAGTTAATGGTTCTGATATGGCTCAAATCGGTTGGGTAGAAGTATCTACTGAAGATGGAGCTTCTGGATACCTTTGGTATTTAAAAGCTGAGTCTGAAACTAGATTACGTTTTGAAGATTACTTAGAAATGGCAATGGTAGAAGGTGAATTAAATGCAAACGGTGGTCCTGTTGCAGGAACTGCGGTTGCTAATTTACCAGGTACACAAGGTTTATTTGCTGCAATTAACGATAGAGGTAACGTAGAAGTAGGATTTACTGCTGCTAACGGACTTGATGAGTTTGATGCAATTCTTAAAAACCTAGATACTCAAGGTGCTATAGAAGAAAACATGATGTTTTTACAAAGACAAACTGCTTTAGATTTTGATGATATGCTTGCGGGTATATCTGCAGGATTCAACGGTGGTGTTGCTTTTGGTTTATTTGAAAACTCAGAAGAAATGGCTTTAAACTTAGGTTTTAGCGGTTTCAGAAGAGGTTCTTATGACTTCTATAAAACTGATTGGAAATACTTAAACGACGCTTCTACAAGAGGTGGTATCGTTGGTGTTAATTCAATTGAAGGTGTATTAGTACCTGCTGGAACAAGTACAGTTTATGATCAAATTTTAGGAACTAACGTACGTAGACCTTTCTTACATATAAGATATAGAGCGTCTCAAGCTGACGATAGAAGAATGAAATCTTGGTTAACTGGTTCTGCTGGTGGTGCTTACACATCTACTCTTGATGCAATGGAAGTTAACTTCCTTTCAGAAAGATGTTTAGTAACTCAAGCTGCTAACAACTTTGTATTATTCAAAGGAATCTAAATGATTCAATATTAATAATTATCCCTGTCTTCGGGCAGGGTGATTATTATTTTATAACTTTTTAATTATATTATATTATGTCAAAAACAAAAGAAAAAAAAGAAACAAAACCAACTATTTCTTCATACAGAGAACAAGGTTGGGAAATAAAAGATAGAATTTACTATCTTAAAGGGGATAAAACTCCTTTAACATTAACTATACCAGGAAAGCATACTAAAAAACATGCTTTATTATGGTTTGATGAAAAAACAGGTGAATCAAGAGAACTTAGATATGCCACTAATCAATCATCTCCTCTAGTAGATGAACAAAAAGGAGAGTGTACAATGGGACATATCATATTTAGAGATGGAACATTAAAGGTAAAAAGAAATAATCAAGCTTTACAAAAATTATTATCTTTATACCACCCATTAAAAAATAGAATATATGCTGAGTTTAGTGCTGTAGCTGAAGCAACAGATGATTTACAAGATTTAAACTTAGAAATAGATGCTTTAAATGCTGCTAGAACAATGGAAGTAGATCATGCAGAGGCAATTCTAAGAGTAGAAAAAGGATCTGCAGTTTCATCTATGAGTTCTAAAGAAATAAAAAGAGATATATTATTATTTGCTAAAAACAAACCTAAATTATTTATAAGTTTAGCAAAAGATGATAATGTTCAATTAAGAAACGTAGCGATTAGAGCTAGGGAAATTGGAATTATAAAGTTATCTCAAGATCAAAGAACCTTTACATGGGGTTCTAATGATAGAAAGTTAATGAATGTGCCGTTTGAAGAAAACCCATATTCAGCTTTCGCTGCATTTTTAAAGACTGATGAAGGTGTTGAAGTCTATAAATCTATAGAGAAACAACTTAAATAACAAGTGATAATAATATAGGGGCAGCATTGCTGCCTCTGTGTTATAATAAAAAAATATAATGGCGGTAAATATAAATACAGTATACACAACAGTCTTGTACATATTAAACAAAGAACAAAGAGGGTATATTAACCCCGGTGAGTTTAACAGTTTAGCTACACAAGTACAGGAAGAAATATTTGAATCATATTTTCCAGATGGCAATCAATTAAATCGCGCTAATCAACAAAATGTACAAAATGATACTGAGTTTTTTAACATGTTTAAAAACAATGCTTACAAACTATATCCTTTTGAAAGCAGTCAAGTTTTTACCTATAATGTAGATAATGACGCGTGGCGTTTTAGTGGTAGTGGATCATTATATAACATAGGTGAAATTATATCAGTCTACAGTACTACTAATCCTAGATATGATTCTATAACTGAATTAGTAAGTAAAAAAGATTATACTACTATAAATCAATCTAAACTAACTACTCCTACAAGCCAATATCCTTTGGCTTATATAACTAATGCAACAATATCTCCTGCGACTTCTCCAGAGGTTTTATTAAAAATATCTCCTAAACCCGATAGTGTATCGGCTAACTGTGTATTAAAACCTGCTGGTCCAGTTTGGGGATTCACTGTTGGTACATTAGGACAGTATACTTATAGCAATGCAACTTCTACTGATTTTCAACTAGATACATCAGAGCAGGCTAATATTATTACAAAAATTTTAAAATACGCGGGAGTTATTATAAACGACCCTACTGTTATACAAACCGCTACAGCAGAAGCACAAAAAGTAGAAGCAAACGAAAAATCTTAATAAAAAATGTCAAAAATAACAGAAACTAACCAACAATATTATCAAGGTTCACAAGGCTTTAGAGGAGATGCTGGAAATACAGCAGGACAAACTTTTACTACCACATTTGAGACTAATTTAGTTTTTGGTAGTTATGATCCTAATGAAGAGAACTATGGTTTAAATAATTTTAAATTATATACTAGTACTACAGGATTTCCTGGGAGTTGGAGTGAATACACCTCTGCTTATACGGTAGCTAATAATGTTGTTACAATAACAGGAAGTCCAGGAGCTAGTGCTTATATTGTTGTTCAACTTAAAACCTTAGATGGAGGTAAATATGGAACTAGTGCTGTTGAAAAAGCTTATGGACAAGCAGTAGAAGATAATTACGGAGGTTATCAATACGTTAAATTAGGGGATATAATTGATAATTATATGGTAGGTTATGTTGGTGATGGCAAATTAATTCAAACAGCTAAAAAATCTGATGTATTATTTTGGGCAAAAAGATCTTTACAAGAGTTTAGTTATGATACTTTAAGAAGTATTAAATCTCAAGAACTAACAATACCAGAAAGTCTTTCGTTAATAATACCTCAAGATTATGTAAACTATGTTAGTTTAGCATGGATAGATACTTTAGGAGTAAGACATCCTATATATCCAGTAAATAATTTAACTACTAACCCTTATTATACAAACTTACAAGATGAAGACGGGTTACCAACTCAAGATAATTTTGGAGAAAATATAGAAGGATCTTCTATTATAGAAGAAAGATGGAAAGATGCTAATGTGAAATTGTTAAATGGTGAGTGGAACGCGTGGAATGATTGGTATGGTTATGCAACTAATGATTACTATATGCTTAATGGGCCTTGGAATTGGGGACGTTTATTTGGATTAGATACTAAATACGCTAATAGAAATGGTTGGTTTGGTATAAATGAAAGAGAGGGTAAGTTTACTTTTTCTAGTAATTTAGCCGACAAACTTATGGTTTTAGAATATATTTCAGATGGATTAGCATATGATATGGATACTAAAGTACCTAAAATGGCTGAAGACGCTATGTATAAAAGTATTTCATATAATCTTTTAGCTACTAGAGCTGGAATCCCAGAAGGAATTGTAATGAGGTATAAAAAAGATAGATACGCTGCATTAAGAAATGCTAAAATAAGATTATCTAATATTAAGCCAGAAGAATTTGCACAAGTTATGAGAGGTAAATCTAAATGGATTAAACACTAAAATTTAATGGCACAAACTATTAATACTTTTATTAAAAGTAAATTAAATAAAGACCTAGATGCTCGTTTGTTACCAAATGGAGAGTATAGAGACGCTTATAATGTACAAGTAAGTAAATCTGAAGGTCCTAATGTTGGTTCATTAGAAAATGTATTAGGAAATAAAGAAGAAATTAATTTTGATACTGCTACTGGAATAGGTGCAAACTGGTATTGTATCGGTTATGTAACAAATGAAAGTGATAGTTCAGCATATTTATTTTTAACTGATTACACGGATGATACTCCTAGTAATTATACTTATTCTACAAGCGCTAATAATGCTATAATAAAATACACAGCTTCTGGTACTAGTTCTCTTGGAACTACTAATCTTTTAGTATCTGGAGCTTTTTTAAATTTCTCTAGAACACATCCTATTTATGGAGTAAATTTATTAGAAAACTTATTGTATTGGACTGATAATAGAAATCAACCAAGAGTAATAAATTGGGACACAGCTATATCTACCGCAGGATATTATACAACTGAAGACCAAATTTCAGTAGCTAAATATAATCCTTACAACAGCATGTATGTTTGGGAGTCAGCTCATTCATCCGCAACTGTTCCTTATCAAACTACAATGCAGGATGTTACTAGTTTATATAGACCTAATGGAGGACAAGCTAATGTTAACGATCCAGGGGGATTTGCTGGAGGAACAACTGTAGAAATAGATAGTATTAAAGGTAATATTTTACCAGCAGGTGGACCTAATGTTGCAAACCCATATAGTGCAACTGGTGCAGATATTTTTTATATAGCTGGGGATGGGACAGTTACTTCTACCTCTAGAACTGTAGTATCTTATGACGCAAGTACTAATATTTTAACAGCTTCTGCTGCTTTACCAGCTCTGTCTGATAATACAGTATTAGTTTTTAATCCTAACTACTTTTATGATAAAAACTACGCGGGAGATTCAGATTATTTAGAAAATAAATTTGTAAGATTTAGTTATAGATATAAATTTGATGATGGTCAATATTCTTTAATAGCACCATTCACTCAAGAATGTTTTATACCTAAACAAGATGGGTATTTCATGTATGTAAATAATGGAGATGATATACCTAAAAAAGACGATCAAACTGACTCTTATAGGAGTACTATAGTTTCATTCATGGAAAACAAAGTGGATAAAATAAAATTAAGAGTTCCACTACCTTATGCAGCTAATACTTTAGAAACAAATCTAAAGATTACTGAAATGGATATTTTATATAAAGAATCTGATGGTTTATCAGTAAAAGTTATAGATACTATACCGGTTGCAGATATAGCTACCGCGTCAACATCTACTTTGATTTATGATTATACTTATTTATCTAAAAAACCTTATAAAACTCTACCAAGTGATGAGTTAACAAGAGTAGCAGATCAAATACCTGTAAGAGCTTTAGCACAAGAAGTTTCAGGTAATAGAATAATATACGGTAATTATCAAAATAAACACACACCTAAAGATACATTAAATTATAATGTAGCTGTTGATGAAAAAGAAGCTTTTAGCTTACAAGATGGTACAGCCACAGCAACAGCACCAACTGGCAGTGTAACTGCAGGTACTACCATTACTATTGGAACAGTTGTGGGTACTATAATGGTTGGAAGTATAGTTACAAGCTCAACAGGTGGGGTTACAATTCCTGCTAACACATTGGTTACAGGTGGTAACTTAAGTACAACATTAACTCTTAATAATAATGTTACTCTAGTTAACCCAACTGCTTTAGTTTTTACTGCTGTTGGTCCTGATACACAAACAGTTAGTAAAGTAGAGTATCCTAACTCTAATTTAAAACAAAATAGAAATTATCAAGTAGGAGTTGTTTTATCAGATAGATATGGAAGACAATCTACAGTTGTGTTATCTAATAATGAAACTCTTTCTACTATAGGAAATTCTTCTTTTATTGGAGATACAGTATATTCTGCTTATAATGGAGAAGGTGTACAACCAGAAGATTGGCCAGGAGATTCTCTTAAGGTGTTATTTAATGATCCTATATCACCTAGTAATCTTGACCCTAATACTATGTGGCCGGGAATATATAATGGTGACTCTACAAGTGGTAATTATAACCCTTTAGGTTGGTATTCATATAAAATTGTAGTTAAACAAACTGAGCAAGAATACTATAATGTATATTTACCTGGAATAATGGCGGCTTATCCTGAAGATCAAACTTTAGAATTAGGAGGAACTTCATTTACTACATTAATAAATGATAATATAAACAAAGTACCTAGAGATTTAACAGAATTAGGACCCGCTCAAAAACAATTTAGAAGTTCAGTTCAATTATTTGGAAGAGTAGAGAATTCCTCTACAGCTCCATCATATATTGGAGATGTTATTCAAAATATAGGTGATACTAATATACCTTATTTCCCTGGAAGAACTACAGATACTGTCTCTACAGTTTCTACTTTAGATGATTTATTTAGTTATAATCCAATGGATCCTCCAAGACCAAATTATTACCCAGCTTTTTATGCGTTGGAATCTAATCCATTAATAGCTAAGGTAAGTACTAATAGTCAAATTGGACAAATAGCAACTACTAATTATTCAGTATCAAGTGGTTTAGTTGATACACAAGCTGGTACAGCTTTAACTGATAATGGAGGATCAGTAACTGGAACTACTTTTAGTATAGATAATATTAGTGGTAATATAGCAGTAGATAGTACAGTTACAGGTATTGGTATAGTTGGGACAGTCTTTGTAACTAACTATAACACATCGGTATCACCTGCTCAAATAACGGTAAATGAAACTTTAACTTTAGGTAATAATGTTGCATTAACTTTTAATTCTGACGATGTTTCTTCTAGTACAATTTTAATAAAAAATGTTATTGGAACACCAGTAGCTGGATCATATATTACTGGTCCTGGAATATCAGAAGGTGTGTTCGTAGGTAATTATACACCGGGAACTAGTAGCACAGGTACTATAGATGTAGTTGATTCAAGTAATGCTGCTTATAATATTAGTGTATCACAAAACGATAGATTAGATTTTTGGCCAGGTTTTGATCACCCAGATTTAGGAACATTAATTAGACCAGGTATACAATACTTAGCAGTATATGAAACTGAACCTGTAGAATCTTTATTAGATATATTTTGGGAAACTTCTAGTAGTGGAATTATTAGTGATTTAAATACATTGATATTAAATTCAACAGGAGGAGCGGCTGAGCTTTCTAGTTTTAATATTTCTAATTGGACAGAAGGTTTAGCTAGTGGAAGCGATATATTAAATGCTGATTTTACGTTACAAGATGGCTTTGGTGTTGATATTCCATCCGGAGATATTGATTCTGTTACTTTAGATAGCGCAGTAGATGGGAATGGAATAGATAGACAATTAGCTGCTAACGGTGGACCTTATTTTAGTTTAGCAGCTGGAGCAGCTGGTTATAACAATATTGTAACTACAGCTAACTACTATAATAATATATATTTTAGTTCACCTACTAATGATCCAAATAGAATATTTACTTTTACTTTTAGTACTACTACTAGTGTTGGAGGTGAAGTATCAAACAATACATTTACTCAAGTAGGAGGACCAAGTAACGTAACACCATCTAGAACAGGTACTATTGATCCAGCTGATGGAGATACAATATATAAATCAAGAATTGATACAACAGTAATAGCTACATGTGATTTTAAGAATGGTGCACATAATACTGCTTTACAATGGAAAGACTTAGATTTAAGTTTTCAAAGTATTACTAATCTTGCTGGTGATGAAGTAAAAGATTTAGGATATTTTGCTTTAGCAGTTACTCAAACTGGAACTGTTCAAAGAGCAGAGATAACTATTAATAACCCAGCTTTACCTATAGATATATACGATATTACTGTTCAAGCTGTAGATGCTGGTATTTCTCCAGTTGCAACATATAATTTTTCAGTAGACTTTAGAACAGCTGTTAATTATTCAGAAAATGCTTGGCTATGGACAAAAGGATGTTATGAAGGTGTGAGCTGGTCTGTTATATTATTTGAAGTAACAACTTCAGGTATACCTGCTAATAAAGGTTGGTATGGTTGGCTCCCACCTGATAGAGACGGTACAATAAACGATATAGCCGACGGTAGTGTAATAACTTTAGACCGAACAAACGCTTATACAAGCTGTCCAACCGATGGAGGACCTGGACCAGATTATGGAGGTACATTGTTTTTCTATGCACAGGCTGTTCCAGACCAAACAGGGTTAAACGCTTTAATGGATATAATGCTTTGTGTTCAAGGTTTAAATGGAGCAATGGGTGGTGGACTTGATTGTCCTCCTGGAGCTTGTACAGATGTTCCAGGATGTGGTAGTTCAGGGTGTTATGAAGGTTATAGTTATGATTATGGAACTGGATCTCCATCAGATTGCGGAGGGCAAGAAGACCCAGCTATAATAAATGTATCTTCATACTCGATAGAAGTAATATAATGATCACAAAAGAAAAAATAGAAAAAACTCTTAAAAAAATTCATAAACAAAATTGGAAAGGATATAGATTATATTTTATAGGTGGAGCAATAGAAGATAGAGAAACAAGGGATATAGATATTTTTATAACTGGTGATGGAGATGAAAAAGAATTAGTTAAGTCAATAAATAAAGTTCAAGAAAGAGGTATAATAGATTTTTTTGTAGTAGACTATATAGATGAAGATAAAACTGACACTTATTATTTAAAAAGATTTGCTAAAACCTATCCTTCAGTTTATGATAAAAGCAAAGGATATGAAGATGGGTTGTATTGGAGAAAGTTTTTACCAATAAGTGAAAGTGGTTGTTGTGGAAAAAAAAGAAATAATAAAAATATACAAAAACCGTTGTTGATATATAACGGTGTAATTTAAGAGCAAAATAAGTAATAATATATATGGGAGCTGTAGTAGAAGTAAAGTATTTTAATTCCTTCGTTTTAAGAAAGACAATAACAGGCTCAAAACAACCGATATGGAATGGTTCTTTTGGAATTCCTAATGATCTTAACGGTGGTTTTCCAGCTACAGCAGAATCGACTGATCAAGCTGCTAATTGGGCTATAGAAGAATCAAGAATTAGAGGTGGATACAATAATACTTCTACTAGTTATGGAGCGAAAGCTTATTTAGTAGAAGAAGAACCTAATGCTTTTACTAGGTTTAATGCTATGATATATTCTGGAATATTTAATTCTAGAACTGGTATTAATGATACTAATGTATTTAGTGTAGGAACAGACATTAGTAAAGCTACTGATCCAGCTAATGGATCTATCCAAAGATTATATGCTGAAGATACAAATTTATATATTTTTCAAGAAAATAAAGTTAGTAGAGCATTGATAGATAAAGACGCTATTTATTCTGCAGAAGGACAAGGAGCTGTTACATCTAGTAATTTAGTAATAGGTGTTATACAACCAATTGCGGGTAAATATGGAATATCTAAAAATCCAGAAAGTTTTGCGGTATATGGTTTCAACAAATACTTTGCAGATAAAAACAACAATGTTATACTAAGATTATCTAATAATGGTATTGATGAAATATCTAGTGCTGGAATGAGAGATTATTTTAGAGATGAATTAAATAACCTAGATGTTAGTGGAACACCTGGATTTATAAGAGGTGGATGGGATTTATATAATAGTCAATATGTTGTATCTACACAACAAAACACGATATATAAATCATCAGGTGCAGATTATAAGACACTATCTTTTGATCCTACGGTACAAGGTTGGACTAGTTTTTATAGTTATCTTCCAGATCAATTGTTTAGTGTAAAAAATAATTATTATACTACTAAAGGAGATAAATTATATAAACATTATTCTACAAGTGTAAATAGAGGTAGTTTCTATGGAACTAATAATAAAAGTAATGTTACATTGGTGTTTAATCCTGAACCAACAAGATCTAAGACTTTTAATACTATAAATTATGAAGGAAGTAATGGGTGGTATGTAGAATCAATGCTATCAGATCAAACAGGGCAAGACCCAAGTGTTACACCAAGTGGACAATGGTTAAGTCCTTCTGATACAGGTTTAGAAATACTTAGTTATTTAGATGGTGAATACGTTGAGCCAACTGGTAATGGACAAACCGTTGCGGCTTCAGCTATAACAACAGTAACTTTATTAATAGGTGGAGTTACTTCTTATAATATTACAGCGGGTGGAACAGGTTATACCGCAACCACTGGGGTTGCTACTACTGTAGCACCAGCAGGTGGAACTGGTTTAACTGTGGACACAACAGTTGTTGGTGGTGTTGTTACTCATGTAGTTATTAATGCTGTAGGATCATCTTATTCAGTAGGTGATGTAGTAACAATAACAGGTGGAGGTGGTAATGCTAAATTTACTGTAACATCAGTACAAAGCACAACAGGGGATATACCAGCAGGAGCTATAGTGAGTGGTGTTGGGGTTAGCTCAGGCACAACAGTTGTTAGTTATAATACTGCTAATGGGCTTTTAACATGTAATCAAGCTTTAAATGTTGCTGCAGAAGCAGTGCTAGATTTTACCGCTACTGTACCTAGATCTAGTTATAATACGTTATTAGGTACAACTATTCCAGGTTGGCCTCGTTATTATTCTGGTTTTAATAGAAAAGAAAATAAATATGTAGCTGATATAATAAATAATACTACTTTAACAATGATACCAGGAGAAGTAATATTTGGTAGTAATATAAGTGGATTAAAAGGTTTTTATCTTACTACTAAAGTATCTACAGACAACACCACTAATTTAGGTGCAGAAAAACAATTGTTTTCAGTAGGTACTAATTATATAATGAACAACGGTTATTAAATTAAATTAAATGAAAAATTCCTTAACAAAACAAGAGTATAGTTTAGAGGATGTTGAAAGAATTAATAGATTTAGAGAACTTATTATAGACTTTGAAGAGCAATTAATAAATCTTCCAGGTTCATATGGTGATCCTAAAACAGCTGGTCAAAGCAAAGACGTAAACGCTGTTAATCCTTTAAAACATACATTTGCTGATGGTTTATATATTAGAGAAATATTTATGCCAAAAGGACAAGTTATAACAACTGGTATACATAAACAAGAACATCCTTATTTTGTATTAAAAGGTGATGTATCTGTTTTAACTGAAGATGGTGTAATAAGAATTAAAGCACCACATCAAGGAATAACTAAACCAGGTACTAAAAGATTAATTTATATCCATGAAGATACAACATGGATAACAGTACATGCAACAGAAAAAGATAATATAGAAGAAGTATTAGAAGATATATTAGCTAAAGATTTTAACGATCCAGATATAAATCTTAAAGCTTTACAACAAAAATTACAATTAAAAAATAAATAATATGAGTGTAGTAGCAGCCGGTATTGGCGCAGCAGGTTCAATCGTTGGAGGACTTATTGGCTCTGGCGCAGCTAGAAGAGAGGCGAGGCGTAAAGAACGACAAGCCCGTAGACTTAATGCTAAGCTAGAAAATCTTGAAGCCAATAGACAAGAGATTATAAACCCTTTTGAAGGAGTGCAAGACTTAAGTAGTATGCTTAGTAATCCCTTTGCTTCATTAGGAGTAGCCACGCAAGCTGCTGAAATGAAAATAGAGCAAGCAGATATTTCTTTAGCTAATACTTTAGATACTATTAGATCTACTGGTGGAGGATCTGGAAGCGCTACTGCTTTAGCTCAAGCCGCGTTACAAGCTAAAAAAGGTGTGGCAGCTAATATTGAACAACAAGAAGCTCAAAATGAAAAAATGAGAGTACAAGGAGAGCAAACCTTACAAAGACAACAAATGGCTGAACAACAAAGATTACAACAAGCAGATGTGTCAGGCAAGCAATTTGTATTTGGTCAACAAGAAAATAGAGAAATGCAACAACTAAATAGATTATCTAATCAAATAGGAGCTTTAAGGGGTCAAGCTGCAGCCGCTAATCAATCTGCTACAGCCGCTATGACTGGCGCTATATCAAGCGCAACGTCAATGCTAGGAGCAGGAATAGCCGCACATAATCAAGGATAGTAAACATATAATAAAATGAAGGATAAAAATATAAAAGTTAATATGTGGATAAAACACATGAACCAAAGTGATGCTATGGCGTACAATATGGATTATGTTGCTACTTCTACTACTCCAGATTTTGGAATTTTAAATAAAACTTATCAAAACACTGGAATGCGTTATGCTAAAATAAAAACAGCTATTGAAAATAATCAATGTGAGTCTCCTAATTGTGTTTTAGAATTAGAACAATTAAGAGTTTTAGAATCCGCTCCTAAAAAGTCTTTAGATTTTATAGCTAATGTAATGGCTCAATTAAACGTAACAGATGATCCTAATTATGATATATGTCAAAATTCAGCTTATACAGTTGCTAATCAAATAATGAATAAAAAACCTGGATTTGGTAGAAATGAAGGTTATAATGTAGTAGTTAATTTATTACCTAATGGTTCTCAAGAAATTATATTTATAGGACCATTTTTTGAAACACCACTTAAAATTAATAGTAACACATTACAAAGTTTATTAAACGCTGGTAGTAATTTAGTAGCAGAAACTCCAGATATAAATAAAGAAATGCTTGCATTATTAACTGAACTAGGTATTATGGAGGCAGGTTCTAATAATCCAGAGACTGGCCAATTAACTCCACAAGCTAAGATAGCAGAAGAGTTTATATTAAAACTTCCTGATGGTAATTATGATTATGAAATAGTAGAAATTGGAGAAGGAAAAGCAAGGAATATTCTTAAATTTGATTTAGATAAAATCATGAGGAAAATCGAACCATTTATAAATGCAGAGATTGCTGGTCTTTTAAGTTCTGAACAAGAAGCTGTTGCTACATGGAATGTGTTTTTAGCACAAGAAAGTGGTGTTGAAGAAGATGATCAAATGGTTGAAAACGCTTATGCAGGACATTTAACTTGGGATTATGAAGAAGTATTACCATTGTCTCAAGATCACAAAGTTGTGTTTGAACAACATTATAAAAATTATTTTTATAAAAATTATTTATTACAATTTACTACTAATCAATTACCTAGAGTAACAGAAGATGCAGCAGTTTTTGATTTAGAACCTACAGAGCCTCAAGCTCAGGAACAAGTAAAAGAACAACCAGCAAGTTAAATAAAATAATATGAATGGTACTAAATTAACAGTTGAACAGTATGAAAACAAACTGAGAACTGATATTAATACCCGTAGATTAAGTGAGGAAACAATTCAAAGTGAGATCGCTGAATACAAGGAGAAGTTAAAAGTAGAAAAAGAAGCAACTGAATTAGCTGCTGCGGAACAAGAAGCTAATCAAGGAGGAATAATTGAAGAAGAATTTGTACCGCCAGGTCATGAAATAGACCCTGAAGCAAGAGTTACCATGACAACAAAAGACATGGAAAAATTTGGTTTAACAGGTAAACACACAACAGGGAGTGGTGTGCGTAGTGTTTTAGAAACTGATCTTGTAGAAGCGTTAATTCCTGAAGCTGAAAAATTTATTACTAAATTTAAATCTACTGAATTTGAAGATAATCTAAATATAGAGGATATCCATCAGCATGCAGGAGATATACTATTTAAAACTGATAAACTTGATGAATATGATGCTAGACTAGAGAACTTATCTCAAAAAGAAAAACAAAAAGCTCAAGCAGCGGTATCTAATAGATCTAATGAAATAAGAAGGGAACAAGCTAAACTTTATAAGGAATTAAAGAAACAGCATCCAGGTATGCAAGGAGTTCCAAAAGAGGTTTTAGAAAAAAATGGAGTATGTCGTTTCAGTGATGACGCTTGTATAAATGAAAAAATTAAAAATGATTCTCAATTACAACAAATTAAAAGAGATGGATTTTTAAAATATAAAAATGATGAAGAATATCAAGAATATCTTAAAGAACAATTAGGAGACAACTATGATAGACATAAAAAATGGAAAGAAGATCCTAGTTCAATAGAGTGGTCAGATAAAGAACTACAAGCGGGTAAAAATCAAGCTTTTCAAAATGAATTATATCGTCAAATAAGAGAGTGGGATGATTTTGTTGGAGGAGAAGCATATGATGAACAACTTAAAAAAGCTATATATACATTAATTGAACCTGAAACTAATACTAAAAAACAGGTAGAAGGTTTAAATGCTTTAGGTGAAGTTATAGAAAAAGACAGTGCTACAATCGACAAAGAATATAGCACGTTACAAAAAGAAGAAGAAC